GCCTGGTTGTTGTCCTTTGTCTTTGCCTTTGTCTTTGTCAGGACCTCTGGGCGGACCACCTGGAAAATCACCACCGCCTTCATCATCACCACCTTCTTCATCCTTACCAGGAGGTCCAGGAGGTGGTGGACCACCGCCTTTGCCACTGGCTTTATTCAACTCATATATAACATCGTACAAATGCTCCTGTGTCATCTTGGTTATATCTACCAAGACACGCTCAACAGACACTGTACCGCCTTGTTGTCCAGCTGAAGCAGCATCAATGATGCCCTTGCTTATAGCTACATCAACAGGCATATTGACACGCACAACTTTGGTGTGGTTTTTGATGTAGTCTTTGATGGCTGAATTTGGAGCTTTATTGAGATAATCTTTAAATTTATTGACATCAATGATAAAGGTTATATCAGCAGTTGCATCACTAGTAAAATCTTTTGGATTTGCGAGCTCAGGTACCAATCCCATTGTTGGCAATGCTATGCCAGCACGAACTAATTCAAGATTCATGATGTAGTCAGTTGCAATGTTCCACAGTTTATGATTATCACGAGAGCCAATGCGCACCAATGATTGAGACATGATGTGATAAACTTCATGAGCAATGACGCCATCAAATTCTTCTTGAGTCAGCACTTTGGATCCAAAAAAAGTATTGATCATGATGGTAGTACCAGTATATGTTACAGCCATGGTATTGACTCCTTGTTTGTTGCCAGGTGGCAAGTATAAGAAAGTACACTTCATTGCAAATACTGCAAAGAAAGGATGTGTTCGTCTCAAAAACAAATATGTGGCAAGAAATTTATCACGGCAGTCTTTTTCTAGTGCTGCAGCTTCTTCTGGACTAACTGGCTTACTTGCTTCATCCATGAGTGCATCATTGGATTCAAAGATCATTCTACGAGATGTATATTTACTGTATGCTTCGTATATTTTTGACAGATCAGAAATCATAATAGTTATTTATTAAAACATATCACCAATGTCAGCTAATTCATCTCCAATGTCTTGTCTGATTTGCGATTTAAATTGTTTGTATTCTTCAACTGATTGAATTATATTGGATGGCAGCATTACACCTTGAAAACCGCTTTCTCTTGTTTCGTAGGGTGCCAAACATATGTAATTAGAATCTGGCCAGTTGTATTGATTTTTCAACTGCAAATATAAAGAAACTGCATCAATTAAATTTGTGTAGTCTGCATCAGAAATGTTGCTGTTGAATAGTTTATTTAAATTATTTTCTGATACAACTGCTATATACTGGTTAGGTACATCATTGTATGGTAGTAAAAATTTCAAATTTTTTGCAGCTGTATATTTTTTGCATATGAATATATTGATTGTAGCATTGTTATCAACAGCAGCATTGGCTTTTAAATTTTGAAACAAATAGCTTCCTAGACTACCTGGACATGCATAGCGAAACAACGTACTGTTGGTGTTAACTATTTGTTGTTTTGTTTGCTGTGTAAAAATGAAAGATTTGCCTTTAGCATCTTCATAACAAAAATATTCATCTGCTCCCTGTTTAAAGATGCTGTTGGGTTGCCTGTCCTGATTATAATCATTGTTGTCAATCCACAGCAATGCTTCTACATCTGCAATTTTCATAACTACGCTGGGGTCTTGCTGTGTACTTTGCAACCTGCCACGATCAAAGTTCATAATCACGTCTGGTCCAAAAGCTTTGACACCTTGCATTTGACCACGAATCATAGACTGATTGCTGGTTGCACCTTTGATGAGTTTAATAAAAGCAGCAATTGCTTGTTTGTAATGTGTTACAGAAGTATAATATGATGTTCCTACTGCATAAGCAGCGGGACATGAAAAATGCCTTTTGACATCATTTTTTGCATTGTCTGGAGTCAATGAATACAAAATATAATACAACAAGCTGCTGTTTATTGGGCGGTCAATGTTATGGTAATGAAAATTAGAAACATTGTGATATGCAAATTGATCTATCAAACTAGCAGGCCAACCATCACTTGGATACAATGCACACATGAATAAATCAGTTGCAGCACTACTGTGATAAAAAATGACTGTACAACCTTGTGCGCCAGTCTCTACAAACACTGTATCATCTGATAACTTTGGAGTATTAGTTGCAATGGTCAGGTTGAGCAATGATAGTGCTGCTGCATATGCTGCTATATTGGTTGCATCAGCAATATTAGTAAGATGCATTGGAAAAATCAGATTGCTTGGAAAGTTGACAACAAACAAAGGCTTTAATGATGTTGATGACACAGCTTTTAAAACTGAGCTAACAGTATGCAAGGTGCCTAAATTTGAAGAACCAGCTGCAGCGCTCTTCAATGTTTGTGCCATTTGAGTCAAATAAGCTAAATTGGCTTGATTTATTTGCTGATGCTTTTGTTCATCATATTTTTCTATGATGCCTCCACTTTTGGATACAGCTTTATCCAAGATGTCTATCTTTTTATCAACAGGCACAGCATCATCTGGCTGAAATACACGATCCAAGTATTGGGAGTTGAATTTATATTCTCTGCCATCCCCAAAGTCTACACCAATTTTGAGACTCATGCTGTATGGATATCTGGCTATTACAGTGCCTTGCTTGCCTGCCATGCTTTGGTTCTTCTTGGGCTCATAGCCAGCAGTTGTGATGCTGTCTTTTACAACTACTGTATCACCAATGTCAAGTTTGAGTCTTGGATTTCTATTGGGATTGGCTGCTTCAAATAGTTGCTCAAATGTAAACATATGATATATTTATAAAAAAAGCGTTGAGGTAGCAATCCCTCAACGCTGAATTTTCCGTTTTCCCTTCGATTAGAAGTAGACGCTTTGTGATCCTGGTGTAAACGCAGTACCCAAATTCTGGACAATGATAATGTGATAGTACAAGTCAGCACCAAAGATGTTGTCAACCACACCGTAGCGAGTCAAGAGACCGACGCGTGGAGCAAAATCGTTAGGACCAATTGTACGCTGCACCATTACAGGGATGTAAGGGCAGTACACGATACCGCTGTCATAGAATTCACTCCCCTTGTAACCAAGCAAGGCATACTCGATACCACCTGTACTTGCAACACCACCTGTGTAGCCGGTATTATTGTAAATACCACCTGCACCAGTGTTTTGCACTTCTGTACGTGTGTCACGGTATACGTTGAATCTACCACCGAGGTTACCTACTTTGGCAACACCAGTTGGCTGGGTGTTTACGTTGCCTTGGACAGGTACCCACTGGAATTCTGGAAGCATTTCGAGGATGGCGCAAACACGTGGGGTTGCCACGATAAAGTTTGCAGCACCACGACGAGTGCGTACAGCAATTCTGTTAGATTCAATGATCAGTCTTTGGTAGAAGTCGCGGTTGCGCTCAACGATCCAACGGCCATCTGCTGAAGCTGGGCTCCAGAAAGAGTAGCGGTTGCCATTGAGTGCGGATTGAATCATTCTGATGATCATTTCACGGTCGATTTCAGCTTGGATTTCATATGCCATGGCATTTGTAATCTCAGCATCAATGTCGATACCGTTCATGTTCTTCAGGTCTTGTTCCAATTCCACGCTCCAGCGAGCACCAAGTCTACGAGTACCAGCTTCAACAGCTGTTTTCTCGAAGCTTACTTCGACAGTAGGGATATTGCTGTTGATTTCGAAATTCTTCAAAAGTTCAGCAACACCTTTGTCTTGGTCAGCAAAAGACCAGACGCCAGCCAAACCAGTCAGAGATGTAGAGCTAGTACCGGTGAAACGGGTATCAAGGAATTGGTATCCCAATTCATTGTTACCATTTGTTGTTGCACCTGTGTACTGAGAATTGCTCTGTGTGTGTGTGCCAGGAGCAGCAGTCTGCGCGCTATTATCAATATAGTTGCCGCCACCAAGGGTGGTATTACTATATTTATAACGCAACGCAAATGCAAGACCTACAGGTCCGCTCATTGGTTGTACACCGACGATCTCATTACTGATCAGTTCGGGGAAGGTACGGCGAATCATTGGAATCAAGATCTTTGGTAGACGAGCATCTCCTGCAGCATATGTATCGCCAGAGAATTGACCAGCACTACCTACACCTGTACCGAATGCAGACCCACCGGTACCGCTTCCAGAGATGTTGGCTTCGTTCAAGCACCACTGTTCCTGGTTTTCCAGCAACATAGCAGTGTTAAGACGAGTGTGTTCTTCTTCAATAGGCGCTACATTCTTGGAAGAGTAATCCAAAACTGGAGTCCACTTCTCAAGGAGGGCACGTGCACGATCTTGACTAATATAAGCTTGTGTTGGCTTAATTTGTTGTTTCATCGCAGTATTTTTCCTATAACATCATGGGAAATTTTCCCATGTAACTCAGACATAATATGTCTCATGTTAAAAATTTTAATTTAGTACTTGCGCAGTTCAGACATATAGTTGCTGACATAAGCTTGTTCTTCGAGGATATTGTCCTCTTCCACTTGCTCTACAAGGGGAACTTCTTCATTTGCAACTGTGTAAAACTTTGCTTGTTCTTTGAGAACATCTACGCGTTCTTGTTCAGACTTGTCAAACAGACCAATGGTGTAGTCTAGGTTCTCAGCAATGAACTGGGCAGATTTGCCAGAGAGAACTTTGCGTGCATAAGTACGCTTCTTCTCAGACAAATGTGCTGTCTTGTGCTCGAACACCAACTCAGCGTTGGATCTATCAAGTCGACGTTGCAGCTCTTCAGCTTGCATACGTAGGTTCTCAAGCTCATTTTGAGCTTCATTAATTTGTTTCTTGCCATCAATAACAGCATTGCGAACTGACTCTTTCATAAGAGTAGTATCAATTGCTAATGAATGGCGGAGATTTTCTAAAATTGTATATGCTTGGCGATTGCGAACAGCTTCATTGATTGATGCAGTTGGAATCTTGGCATCAATGTACTTTTCCATGTACATGCTGATCATTTTGACCAAGTTTTTTTCAAATCCTTTGGCTTCTGTATAAAGAGCTTTGCGGTATTTGTTTACAACTTGTGTAAGCTTTTTAGCATTGTTGTTGTCAATTGCTTCTGCAATTTTGATCATTTTTTGGCTATGATCAACATCAATGGCTTCAAGTAAGTTCTTGAGCTTAGCAGCGTATTCTTCATCTTGGCTGACAAGAGCTTGTTCAACATTGAGTTGAACTTTACTGCTAACAGCTTCATTGAAAACTTTTTCAATAGCAGAAAGTGACTCTTCAGTCAAGAGACCTTGAGTTGCTTCTTTAAGAACTTGGGCGATGTTGTCTTTTGCCATATTATTTGAAAGGATTGCTGTTTTTAGCTGCGTTGGAGATACGAGTACGGAGCTTGCTCTCTACCACAGTACCCAAATATTTATTGGCCTCACTGTAGTTTTTTTGACCCAGAGAGCTAATAAATTTTAAAATGTTTTGTTTTTCAAACTTATTCATTGCTATTATTTAATGCTATTGATGAATTTAATGAACTGTTCACGCAAGAAAACATCCATATCTTTCTTTGGCAATGTTTTAATGCTCTTTTCAAAGCGATCATAACTTTCTTCAAAAGTACCATCAGCTGCTAAAACCCACTGTTTGCTTTCCAAAATACCATTGACAAATGCTTTGGAGAAGCTAGGATCAGCAACGCAGTCAATGGCAACCAGTCGCATTTCTTTTACTTTGGAGTAACCACTTTCTTCAACCAATTGACCCAAAGCACGAGAACTCATGCCAACTTTGACACCATCATTGACAAGAGAGCGAACAATGAGACCACATGGTGTGGTAAGAATTTTAGACTTGCCATAAAACACATTGCCATCTTGCCACATTTCTGTTACCAAGTGACATGCTCTTTCCAAATTAACATCAGCTGTAGCAGGATGATTGAGTTCACCCATGGCACGACGTTCTCCAATCATTTCTTTTTTGTATCTACCAACTTCACGTTCCATTTCATGCAATGGATACATGCGCTTGTTTCTGTTGACACCTTCAGCCATCATGTAAGGACCTCTGATGAACATTGAACCTGGAGAGTTGCGATCCTTTTCTTCATAAATGATATCATATTCTTCAGTCGGAGCTGGAGTTTCAACTAGTAGTTTATAAGGCATGTTTTTATTTATATGTTTAATGGATATAAATCTATGATGACTATTGTAGTTTTATTGACTTTGTGTTGTCAACCAACAAAGAACATAACAGGATCAGCATCTCCCATGCCAGGAGAAGCACCAGTCAACAGCATTTGCTCCAGTTTATCTTTCTCATTCAATCCCTGAGTTACTATGTCTGAAGAGAAAACTTGGCCACCAAACAATGGTAAAGAGCCATATTTGCCACGAACATATCCAACAGAAATTTTAGTCAATGCTAATGCATATTGATACACCCATTGTTCTTTGACAATGTCTCTCAATGGTCTTTCAACCCAGCAAGGCAAACAACCATAGAATCTAACATTGCTTGTTGGTTGTGGATACATGCGCAACACTTGAGTTCTTTCATCAAATTCAAATGCACGCTTGATTGCTAAAACTTTCTCTCTGGTATCCAACCACTGTTTGAGTGTATACCATGAAACCAAGTCAAAGCCATAGTTGCCCATGGCGTATGAGAAGTATGTTTGTTGTGCCAATGTCTGTTCAATGGTAAACAATGTATTGATGCCTGTGGATTCACCTTCTTCAAAATCAGTGATGGCAATGACTTTGCGATAATCCATGGTATCATAATCAAACATGTTGTTGTATATCTCAACTTGTTGAGCATTGCCACCTTGAATTGTGAGTGATCTTTCGCTGATGGATGGTAAAAAGTGACCTGCAAAGTTGTAACCAGATACAGAAGGACTGGTCAACAGAGCTGCACTCAATTGATTGTAAGTGCTGGTGTCAAGGATTTCATTGAATTGAATGCCATCTGCTGTTGCTAAAGTTGAACTCAATGCAGACAAAGATGAGAATACAGATGCTTCTACTGCACTCACACAAACATATACAATGGGCATTGCAGAGATGTATGATGATGTAGACCGAGACGGTGTCTTGTGAGCCAATCTGTTGGCAAGTGTTTCACTTGCTTTGACAGTAAACAAATGGTCAATTCTGATGCCTTGATCTTGTGTATACAATGCTGAATCAAATACCAAATACTCTTTGGTGTATCCTGCATACTTGGTAAAAAACTCGCATGCAATGGCAATGTTTTCAAACAATTGATCTTGATGCACTTCAATAGTAACAATGGGCGCACCCATGCTGCGCACAATTCTGTCTGCAAGACGATTGAATGAGTCAATCTTGTTGTTTAAGTTGGTGCTCTGAAAAGCTGAGACTGGTAAAATAGAACAGGCCATATAGCCTTATTTAGGCTATGCTGCTGGGGTTGCTGCTGGGGCTGGTGCAGCACCTGCACCTTCTGGAGCTGGAGCACCTGCACCAGCTGTCTCAGGCGTTGCAGCTGCACCACCAAATTCAGGTGGCAAGCCAGATATGCCTGGTGCACCTGGTGGTATACCCATAGCACCAGCTCCACCTGGAGCACCTGCACCTTCTGCTTCTGATGAAGCATTTTGAGCCTGAGTTTGAGCTGCCTTCCATCCTGGACCAGCTGCTTCAATCTGTGCCAATTCCCAAGCAAACTCTTTGTCTTTGCGCAAGAACTCTCTGTTGGCTTTGATTTCAATGTCATTCCAACCCAACAATCTCTTTTGCATATATGTAGGTGAGATGGTTGGATTTTGTCCCAAGCTGTTGAAGTTGCTCACTTTGAGTTCTAGTTTTTGAGATTCGCGCAACTCATAGAAGTTGCTTGGAGGATTCATCTTGATGATGAGGTTGTATTCCTTCAAGTGCAGACGCTTCCACATCTTTTTGAGTTGCAAGTGTGTGATGAAACCTTTCTTGAGACCAGCAGCAAACAATTGCTGTGTTCTCATGATGAAGCGAGCAAACTTGAGCTCTTCTCTCAAGATGTTGGCATCACCTTGAAATGTAGATGCAGGGTCCAATCTGTTGACTGGCACTTTGAGAGCTTCATACAATTTCTTGACAAAGTACATCAAGTCAGTCAACTCACCAAGATTAGCACCACCAGCCAATTGAGTTACACTAGTGCCTTCTGAGCCTGTGCGTTTTGGAAACCAGAAGCTGTCCAACATGCTTTGTGGATTGAACTTTTGTACAATGCTGTTTTGGTTGGGATCAAAAGTCTTGCTGTTCCAATACTGTTGCATCAACTTGCGTAAATATGCTTCAGCTTTGGGTGGTGGCATGTTGCCAACATCAACATTGAACACAAGCTTCTCTGGTGCACGCACCATGCGATAAATCAAGATGCTGTCTTCTACAAGAGACAACTGTCTGTAAGCTCGGCGGGCATTTTCAATGAAAGGGAGTCTTGCAGTCTTTTGTTCATTCCAAATGCCAGAATTGACATACATGACTTGATTCTCTTGCATTGGTACAAGCTCTTCATCCATTTTCTTGCGACTGTTTTTGTCTTCAAAAATGGGCTTGCGATACAAGAAGCCTTTGATCATCATGTTTTGAATGTTGTTGTATACTGGATCCATCAATTCAGATGGTACACGAACAATTCCAAGAATGCCTTCTTCCACATGATCTTTGTGAATGATGTGTTCAAAAAACAATTCTGATTCAATGAGCAAGTCTCTGAAGTAAGACCATCCTTTGTGCTCCAAATCAAAGTATTGACAATACTTGCTGAACTCTTTTTCAATTTCTTGACGATCAACTGGTGTTAGATCAATGTCTTTGAAGTCAATGGTGCATACTCTGCCTTCCAAATCAGGGTTGATGATTTCATCACATACTTCATCCAATGCATTGGACACTTCTGCAAATGCAGCCATGATGCGGTAGTCAGAAAGACGTGGACCTTTGTCTGGCTGAATGTTGGCATACATGTAGTCCTGAAAACCAACATTGCGAATTTCACCAATGCTCTGCTTGTTGAACTCTGTATCTTGTGTAACAGAGTTGCGTGCCAGTGCTTCTGGTCTGCGAACACCAATCTCATCAAATACTTCATATTTGGGATTTCTTCTGGCAGTTACATCCAAAACGTTGAAGCCAGAGTATGGCAGTTTAGAAGCAATGTATGTCATCAAAGATCTACCAAAGGTAGATTGATTTGGAGGTTGGCTGCTGTATTTGTCCATTTACTATGTATTTAGTACCATTTGTGGCTTAAGCCATTACGGAATTGTTAAAACAGTTTGATAAGCATCATATGTTGACGCCCAACCAGCACTGTTGGTGAATACAAATGTATAGTTGCCAGATGGCAAGTTGTTGGGCAGTTTGACTGTTGCAACATTCTTGGACTGTACACTGTACAAGCTGGTTGGCAAAATGTATCCAGTGATGGTTGGATAATAATCAAATACTAAAGTTGATGCTGTATAACCAGAAGGTACACTGCTGCTGAGCAACACATTGAGCGTATATTGAAAATTTTGACCAATGATGGTAAAGTCTCTTGCTGAATTGGTGTTGTTGAGAGTCAAATTGTTGAACAAAGGACCACCAATGAGTGTTGGTGATGCAGTTGTAATGGGTGTCAATGAGTTGATGGGCACCTGCATGTGTCCAAAAATGTCTGTAATCTTTGGAGCAGCAGAAATGCTTATAACATCTGTAAAAGAACCACCGCTGGTAGCCTGCTTGATGGTTGTATAATCATCATAGTTGGTGTATTTGAGTTCATTGGGTCCACCAGCCAACAATCTGGTGTTGGTAAAGTTGGCATCAATGAAATAAATGTTGCTGATGGGTGGATTATCAGCAGCAGGGAACAACCATCCTTTGATGGTGAAGCCGGTGTCTGCAACAACTCTGTATTTGTCTGTGGGTGACAAATCGCCAGGATAAGTGAGAGTGACACTGTTGTTCCATTCTACTTCAGAACGAATTTCATATACATTGGCCAAGTTAAATTCTTCTGGCACTTGCCATGCCAAAATGATGTATGGGTTGGCATATGGAACAAAATTGGATATGATTTGTTCCAAGTCAGTCTGATATTTGGCAATGATGGACAAGTTGACTGAAATATTAACAGGCACTGGCATGGGCAGTTGCTTGGTGAGCTTTGACTGCTTGGATGTAGCATTGTCAGGATAATAAAATCCATCCAACTTGTTGAATACTCTGTTGGCATCTCTGGAGATGCTGTTGATGCTGATGGCAACAACTGGCAATGTCAGACTTTTGTCTTTGTTGACAATGTCATATAATACACGCTGCTTGGGTGCATATACATACCTTACTTCAATTTGCTCTTGTGGTTCTCTTTGTCCATTGAAACGTTTGATTACACAGTCGTCAAATGCTGCGACGAACTGTGTAATCAAATCTTCTATCTCAAAGTGAAATGTTTGTTTCTTCACTCATGTATTTAGGCCAGCAAAGCAGCAACTGGCTTGCCTTTGTCAGCAAGTTTAAATGGTCTGCCTTGTGGTGAGATGACTACTTCATCCACAGGCAGTGCTGCAGCAGCTGCAATGGTAGCATTGAAGTCTGCTGGTGAAACAATGTTCTCTGATGCTTTCATGCCTTTGTCATCAGACTTGCCATATGCTTGACCACCTTTGATGCCTGCACCAATGAGTACACCACTGAATGCTCCAGGGTGATGGTCACGTCCATCATTGATGTTGATGTTGGGAGTACGTCCAAAGTCAGTGGCAATGACAATGAGAGTCTTGCTGAGCAATCCACTGGATTGCAAATCATTGATGAGTGCATCCAATGCTTGATCCAAAATGGTCAATTTGCTTTCCAAAGATTCAAAGTTGTTGACATGTGTATCCCAGCCACCATCAGACACTTCAATGAATTTGCATGCACCTTTTTCAATGAGCCTCTTGGCCAAGCAACAACCCTGACCAAATCTGTTGTTGCCATATTTTTCTCTAACAGTGGCATCTTCTTTGGACAAATCAAATACATCCAGTTCATTGCTGTTGAGCAAGCGAATGGTTTGATCATAAAACTCTGCATAGCTCTTTTGAGATGGATTGATTATTTTGTTGGCATCTTTTTCAAGCTGATCAAGAATGGATATACGCTTGGAAAATTCAGAAGCATTTTTGAGTTTGGTATTGTCTAGCCCTCTAACTGGATCAGCAATGGGAATAGGAGAATACTTTTTGGGCATCCAACCTGCACCAGGATGATCTGCTGCACCAGAAATCAAAACGTTTTCTGGAATGACTTTTTCCTTGCCATTGTCTGTAAGCTTGCACATCCATGCTCCCATGTTTGGATGCACAATGGTACCAATCTTTTTGAATGAAGTTCTTTGAATGTATTGTGCGCCAGCATGGTCACCAGTTGTAACCATCATGCTGCGAACAATGGCCATTTTGTCTCCGTGCTTGGCAAGCTTGGGCAAGTGTTCAGAGATTTGATATCCAGCATTGGTAGTAATGGCATTGAATTTGCCTTTGACTTCTGCATTGGTCTTGGGATCAAATGTATCCAAATGGCTCATGCCACCATTCATAAACAAGTAGATGATGTGCTCTGCTCTGCTGGCTGTTGCAGGAGCAGCAGCAATGTTGGGTAGAACGGTTACACCCAATCCTGCTGAAGCAAGGTTGAGTACAAAGTTGCGGCGTGTTAATGCATGCATGGTGTTATTTATTAAATTTGAATTCAGAACTGTTGACCAATGCCCAGATGATGTCATCATCTTGACACCCTGTGAAATTTGCCTTTTCTGCTATGCTGGGCTTTCGTGACAAAACTGATTTGAAAATGATGTCAATGGTTTCATTTGGTGATTTGCCAGCAACGTTTTTTGCCAACTGTGTATCTTTGTTGACTGCTATGTCTGCAAGCTGTCCATTCATGAAAGATATAACTTGTGTTACACTGCCTTCTTTGCTGCTGGAATCAATGAGCTCTCTGTCTCCTCTGCCCAACTGCTCCAAAATGGTATTGACATTGCTGGTGTCATTGACTTCTGATGCACGTATCAATGCATAGTTTTTGTATTTTGGTGCTGCATCATACTTGCTTCTGATTGTCTTTTGGTAACTATCATACTTGGTGCGAATGGTATCCAAAGTTACATCAGCAGGCTGTACTTGCATGATGCCAGCATATGCATCATGAAATGTCAACTTGAAGCTCTCTGGAGATGCAACAGCAATTGCAATGACTGAATCCCAAATCTGCTCTGCATTCAATCTTTGTTTTACTGGACCAATGAATACAAACTTAGATGAATCAGCATTTGCACCATCATACAATTGTCTTTGAAACAATTTAGTGTTATACAATGTATACAAAAATTGTTTGCTATCATAATTCACTTGGATCATGACATCAGCTAACACGTTTAACAGTTCACTGTCCAACATTGCACTGTCATGAATGTTGTCATACTCTTCAATGATGTATTTGCCAAACACCCACTTCCAATATCTGTTGACAATGTTTTTGGTGAATGTAGGATGCTGTGAATTTACCATCCATGCAACTGCATCTTTGCGCATGTCATCTTTGTTTTTGATTTGTGTCTTGCCACTCAATACAACAGGCTCAACTGCATCATAAGGCTTAGCATCTTTGTATTGATAGTCATGCGGCAATTTGAGTTGCTTATTAGGCTCAATGGTCAAATCAGAACGCATGGCTCTGACGAAGTTGTTGACTTGATTGTTGAGACCTCTGTTCTTAACAGGGTCAGCTTTGATGAGCTCATCCACTTGTTGTCTCAGCATCTTTGCTTTGTCATTGAATTCTTTGTTGTCTCTGCTGCGCAACTCCACTTGATTGAACAATGCAGCCATTCCATAAAATTGCTTTTGTGTGAAATCTTGAAATGGGTCATCATGACACTGCGCGCATCCAATGTCAATGCCCAAAAATACTCTGCTGGTTGCAATGAGATTGTCCATGGGCATGCCCAAGTCTCTATAGTAATAACCTACAGCAGGGTTGGCATAATAGTTGC